GATGCGTGCGTCAATCTCCGCGACACGCGCATCGATCTCGGCAACTCGACCGTCGTCGACCTCCACGCGGGGCTGTTTCAGCTTGCGTTTCTCGGCCAGCAGCCTCGCCAGCTCTGCACGCAACGGCAGCACCTCCGGGGGGCGCTCACTGGGCTTCAGCGGCGTCTCTGCCCGCGCCACGCGGCCTTGTGCTTCAGGGAACAGCGCCAACTGCGGCGCCGTGCGCAACGGCTCAGACGCCTTGATGCTGGCTTGGTAATCTGCGTTCTCGGCCTGCTCTCGCGCAACTTCGCCTTCGGCCCAGTTCTCCAGGTCAAGCTGCTGTTGCTGCGCCGCCAGCCGAGCGTCTTCCTCCCGAGCAGCTTGCTGCTCAAGCTCCGTCTGCCGCGTGTTTTCGCGCGCCGTCTCACGCCCCTCGCCCATTGCCTGCCCTAGCGCGTCGAGCTTCTTCTGTTCTTCCGCCGCGTACTCTGGCGACGCAAGGTCAAAGGGCGCAGCTTCCGCAAGCTGCTTACGCACTTCTTGCAGCTTCGGCACGATGTCAAGCACGGCCTGCTGGTCGCCGCTCTCGCGTGCCGCCTCGAACTTCTTCAGGAGGTCTTTCTCCTTGCGCTCAAGACTCTTCCGCGTCGGGACCGACGGCAGCTTGCCAAGCTCCGTGTTGGCTGCAGTCAGCGCCTCGTACGTCTGCTGAGCCTGCTGCGCGATCTGCAGCGCTTCCTCCGGCGTAGCCGCTTTGAGGATCGCTTCGCGTTGCTGCTCCAACAACTCTGTCAGCTTGGCGACATCCTGCGCCAACCGCGCACGCTGCGCCTCGGGCGCTTCAGGTTTTTCAGGCGCTGTCGGCGTCTCTGCGGGCGGGGGCGTCAGCGCAAACTGCCCCTCGCGCAGCTTGGCAAGCGCCTGCGGGCCGCCGGCACTGATGAACTCCTTACGGGCACGCTCAAACGGTTGCTTCAGCGCACTGATCTGCTCGTTGATCACGGCGTTGGCGTCGCGGTCTTCCTGCGACAGCGGCGCTTCCTTGGTGCCCTTCTTGAGCTGCTGGGTGAGCGCGGTCTTCTGCGCGAGAAGCTCCTGGTAGGTCTTGCTCAGGCCCTCCAGGTACGCCGGGTCTTGCTTCCGCTTCGCGTCTGCCTCGCGCGCAGCGGCGGCTTGCTGGTCGGCTTCTTCCTGCTCGATGGCGGCGATCTCGCGCTTGGCCTTGCCACGCTCCATGGAGCGCCCCACAGGGGCGATGGCACCACCCAGCAACGCGCCGCCCACCAGGGCGTCGAAGTATTCCTTGCGTGCATCAGCGTCCGCGATGTTCAGCCCTGCCTGCAGCCGCTCGAAGCCCTGCTGTGCAGCCTCGGTAAGCCCCTCCACGGTCATCGCCCGGCCCGTGGCCGCTGTGTAGTCGATGGCCGCCTTCTTCAGGATCTGCTCACTGACTTCCTTGGCGGTCTCTTTGGTGACCTTGATGCCTGCGCCGCCCAACAGCTTGCCCACTCCAGGCAGCATGCGCAGAGACAGCGTGTCGAGCAGCGCCATTGGCACGGCCGCCAGGGCTGCGCTGCCCAAGTCCGTCTCCGCGAGCTTCTTGCCTTCTTCGATCTGACGGGACAGGTTCGTGCCCGTGAACTGCGTCGCAGACGCCAGCCCCGCCGCGCCAAGACCCGTAGCAACCGCAGCCGTACCCGTGACAGGAAGCGCCGCAACGGCGCCTGCAGCGGCCACCGGAGCCGCCATGTACGGGATAGACCCGCCGAGCAGCTCGCTCAGCTTGGTGAGCCCCCACTCCTCGGTCGGCTTGAAGATCTCCTGCTGGCGTTGACGCCGCGCGTCGACCGCACGCTGCGCCTCTTCCATGTCCATGAACCCTGTGCGGCCCGCAAGCGCAGCGCCGGCACCAAAAAGCCCTTGGATACCCGCACCTAGTGCTGCGCGAAAGCCCGACTGAGGTTGCGGCTTAGTCGCCGGGGCAGGCGCCAGCGCTCTTTGCTGCTGATGTGTCTGGTTGGCCCAGCGCCAAGCGGTGGCGGAATCGGGTGCGTTAACCTCGTAGGTTACGCCTTCGACATCGACATCAAACAACGGCATTATTGCCCCTTGATACGTACCGCACCCGGAGGAATCACCTCCGCGTTGTTCAGCATCTCCGGCAGCCACTGCCGAATGATTCTTTGCTCTTCAGCCGCGTACTCCGCGGACAGCTCCGGCGACGGCATCATCTTCATGCGCTCTGCAAGTGCGCGCAGTTTCGGGCTCGTGTTGATAGCTTGCTGAAGCTGCGCATAGCGCTGCACCTGTCGCTGCTGTGTGTCTTCTTGCGCCGCGCGTGCCTGCGCCGCCGCAGCCTGCCGCTCGCTCGCCCGTGCGTTTGTCAACGCCGCCAGCCCCGCGACGTTGCGCCCCTGGATCTCCGAGCCGGTCTTGACAAGCTCAAGCTGCGCCTGTGCGAGGCTATCCTTGATGGCCTGGGCTTGCAAGAGCAACTCACGCTTGCGCTTCTCGTCGCCTTCAGCGTCGGCTCGCTGGGCTTGGGCCAGGGTGATGGTGAGCTGCGACTGCAGCGTCTGGTACTGAGCCTCAAGCTGCTCAGCGCGACGACGGCGCTCGCCCATGAACTCCCCGGCACTGCCGGCCGCTGCGCCCAGCGCTTCCCCGAACCGCTTCTTGCCGCTGACGGCCGCCGCCATGCGCGCGAGTGCTTCCGGGTTGCTCAGCAACCCCTGCCGCGTAGACGCACGCGCCTCCTCCATCGCCTTGCGCTGCGGGTCGTAGGCACCGCGCACCGTGTCGTAGTACCGGGCGCGGGCAGCAGCTTCTTCCGGGGACAGCCCTTGCATCGACCGCAGAGCTTCGCCCCGCGCGAGTGCGTTCGCCTCCATCGTCTTGCCGAGCGCTTCCAGCCGTGGGTCCGTGTCGCCCGCAGCCTGCCGTGCGTATCGCTCGATCAGCGCGTCGAGCCCGCCTTGGGTGCGTGCACCCCCTGCACGAGGGGCCGTAGTTGCACTTGCAGGCGCAGCCTGGGGACGCGGCGTCGGAGTAGCAGCTGGTGGTGCTTGCGCCGCACGCCGCACAGGCCCCGGCTCGGGGTAATCCCGCGTAGGAGGTGTGACCGTGCTGAGCGCCTGTTCGCTGCGTGCCTGCGCCACGTCGCGTGCGGCCCCCTCCTCCGGGCTGAGGATAAGGTCCGTGTCGGTGAACACAGGACGTTCGGGTTCAGGCTTCGGCTGCCGCTTTGCCGGCGAGCCCGGGTGCAACGAAGCGTCGTACACAAGCCCGTTCAGCCAGTCCTCCAGCGCCGCATCCATCTGGTTCTTGGTCGAACCACCGCTGTTGAGCGCAACGGTGCCGCCGCCCGCGTACGCTTGCGCCAGCACCTCGTCCCGCACCGTGCCGGGCTGTTGAGCAGCTTGCTGTTGCGCCGCTTGCCCTGCCATCGCCTGCTGCATGCGCTGGCGCTCCGACGCCTGCTTGATGGCTGCCAGGATCGTCAACGGCTGCATGCCGGTGTCCGACTGCATCGTCTGAGCGAACAGGTGCTTGAGCTGGTCGACAGGCATCTGCGCAAGCTGCCCGATCTGCGGGGGTGGCGTCGACCCCTTCTGTTGAGCGAGCATGCTCGGAAGCGCCGCAGCGGGCGCCTGCCCCGGTGCTTGTGCTGGGGGTTGCGGCTGCATCATCAGTCTTCTCCAAACAGCGCGTTGTAGAGCGCCAAGCCACTAAGGCCCCCGCCCAGCAGCGCGCTCATCGAGCTTTGCCCCTCTTCTTGCGGACGCGACGACAGGGGTAGCCCCTGCAGCATGCTCTGCATGTAGGAGGTCTGCTGGTACGGGTACTTCATGGACTCTTGGAACTGCTGGTAGCCAAAGTCAAGCGGCTCCTGCTCGATCTGCCGCTGCTGCGTGCCGGCACGAAGCTGCTCCTGCGCAGCCTGCAACTCCTGTCCGAACTGCTGTTGCCCAATGCCGCCCAGCACATTGGCGCCCGAGATCTGCGCAGTGAGTCCTTGCAGTCCCTGGTTAGCGCCGAACTGCCGCGACTGCTCGCCAAGCTGCTGCGCCTGCAGCCCGAGCCCGGCTTCTTGGAACCGCTGCTGCGTGGCGCGGTCGAACGCAGACTGCAGCCCGCGCTCTTGGATGTCGCCGATCTGCTGTCCGAGGTTGCGCTGGCGCTCCGCCTCCATGATGGCCTGTCGTGACCCACCAAACGCTCCGGCCTGAGACAAGCGCGCTTGCTCCGACTGACGGCCGATGTCCGCTTGCCGGCGTGCCTCCCGCGCCTGGATGTCCACCACCCCCTGCATGTAGGGGTTCATGTACGAGTCAACGGAGCCGACAGGCCCCAGGCCCGTGTTGAACGTGCCTGCTTGGTACGGCCCCAGCCCTTGCAGCCCCGTGATGGCCTGCTGCGCAGCGCTCGCGCCAGCTTGGGTGCCGGCAGACGGCCCCAGCGCGCCGATGCCGCCGAACGCTTGCTGCTGCAGCGGAGACGTGCCCGCGAAGCGCTGGCCGGTGAACTCCTGATACGGGAGGTTGGCGAGCCCCTCCGCACGCCCCAGCATGTTGTAGACGTAGGACGCGAAGTTGGGCGACAGCGTGGAGCTGTTGGGGGCGAGCGGCGTGGTCGGCGTGCCCCCCGCGGCCGGAGCTGCGACGGGGCCTGTGGTCGGCTGGAACATCATGTTTGTCGCCATGTCAAGCCTTCCTTTCCAGCGTCTTCATCAGCGAGTAAAGCCCCTTGGCATTGCGGCCTGGGGGCACGTATGCCTCGCCGTTTGAGACTGCCGCCGGGCTGCGGCTGTTCTTCCCCTGAATGTAGGCCGGGATGCTATCACTTGTGCCGTGTCCCGGACCACGAATCGGCACGGTCTCCGGCAAGATGCGCTTCATGTTCTCCATGCCGCCAGCGCCATCCACTGCGCGCTTGGTCATGACGAAGCCGCCGTCCTGCATCGGGAAGGGCCGCACGGAGCCGCCCTGTGCGTATGCCTGCATCACACCGCCTTGAGCAGCGTAACGGGCTATCGGGCCGTACTTGCCCTGCTCCATTGTGCGTGTCATCTGCCGCGGGCCTGCGTACGCCGCGCCTACACCTCCGGCAGAATCCTGCGGCCTGTCGTTCTTGGATGCAAGCGCAGAGAGCAGTGCGGCCACACCGCCGCCAATCCCTCTGGAAAGTTTCGGGTTAGCTTTAACCCAGTCCAAGAGTCCGGACGCCCCGCTGCCCGCAGCGTTCAGGCTGGGCAGCGCCGGCAGGGGCGCCGGTGGCGTCACAGGCGCGATGCTTGAGGCCGGGATGCCGGGCTCCGCCGCCATGACTTCGGGCAGGGTGTTGGGGAGCGTTTTGGTGGCGACCTCCGAACCCGTTTCCCACAGCGCGTTTCCACCGCCGTCGGCCGCCAAGTCCATGCCGCTGAGAGCGTCGGGGAGTGTGTTGATGGCCCCGCTTGCGCCGAAGCCCTGGCCCGTGAGCGTTGCCGCGGCTGCCGCGTTGCCCTGAGATGCCAGCGTCGCGGCAATCTCCACATCCGTCATGCCGTTGGCAGCCATCATCGCCACCTGTTCGGCCGCCGTGACGCCGCCCGCCGATCCTGCACCGATTGCAGACGCTCCCTCAAGCGCCGCCGTCGCCTGTGCCGCATACGGGGCCAGAAACTGCGCCCCGGTGTACATCGCCACCGCGGGCAGCACGAAATCTTTGCCAAACTGCTCCAGCGGATCGCGGAAAAACGACTCGCCCGTGCTTACCTGCCGCGTGGGCGCCGTGCGCGGATCGTTTTGCAGCGTCCACTGACCCGTGGTCGGGTCTTGGGCGTAGATCGCCTCCATCGTGTCGTACTTGTGGGCGTCGGGCTGCTGCAGCGTCACCCGCATCGTGCCGTTCGGCCCCGTCGTCACATTGCTGTACTTGCTGCGGAACGGGGTGTTTTCCAGCATGCGGGCCGTGTCCCAGTCGAAGTCGTAGCTTTGACCAGACGGCATAGCCCAGCCCATGTTGCCGTCGTCGCCCATGATCTGGACGGCCCCTGCGGGCGCCACGCGCTGGCTACCCTCCCACGTGTTTTCGTAGCCCCACTCGTCTTCTGAGATGGGGCGGTAGGTCGGCTGCGACGTGAACTGCAGGTTCCGAATCGCCGCGTAAGGGTCCGCCGCTGCGGGCGAAGGCCCAGCCGGCTGCGCAGCGGGTGCGGCAGGCGCCACAGGCGCCACAGGCACGGCGGGCTGCTGCGGACCCATCCCCCCGATGTACCCCCACAGGTCTTCGATGCCTTGGTCGTCCAAAAACGTCTGGGATTCCCACGGTCTGATGCCGCGCCACGTAGCCATTACAGTTCCCCCTCAACATTGTTTGCCGCTGTCAGTATCACCGACGGTATCGCAGGCACAACGCCCGCCGCCGGGAAGAACTGAAGCTGCACGCTGGTGTCCGACACAGCCCACATAAGCTCCACGTAGTCGCCCGCAGCAAGCTGCAAGAAGATGTTAGCCGACGAGAAGATCTCGTGGTTGTTGCCTTGGATCTGAATCTGCGACGCGGAAGCAGGCACGTTGACGCCGTTCACACGCCACCACACCCAGAACACCGCCGAGCCGCCCGCCGTCTTGTCAAGCTGGACAGAGAAGATGAAGCTGTAGATGCCCGCCGCGTCTACTTCGATCTGGCTCGTCGAGGGCGTGCGCAGCCGCACCCCCTGGTTCTGTATCTGGAACGCGGACGTGTTGAAAGTGACCGCGTAGGCTGTGTTGATCGCCGCCGCAGTCTGCGTGACAGACGACGCAAACTGCCCGTATCGAGCGCGGTTGCGTCCCTCAATCACCGCAAGAATGTCACTCAGTAGCTGGTCAATGCGGTTGAAGTACAGACGCAGTATGTTGCACAGGCTGTCGAAGAACTGCGCATTGTAGTTGGCAGGGGCGTTGGGGAGCGCTGGAGCAACGAAGCGCTTAATCAGCTCGATCAGGCTAGACATGATTCAAGACTTCCGCCCGTCAGGCCGCACGTCGATCCGCGGCGAGCCGAGCTGCCATATGGTATCGAGCTGGTTGCTCTCCACCTTGAACGCCATCTGCCGCCCGCGCACCCGCACGTTGATCTGCCCCGTGAAGACCTCGACCGGGAACTCCGTGCTGCGCGAGATGCTGCCGTAGTTGACGCCTCCTTGCGACAACGGGTTGTTGTACCCCGAGCCTGCGTTCTGCAGCGGGTAGAGCGTCATGGTCACAGTCGGAGAAGCTGCCGTAGACCCACGGAACGTGATGTCCGGCAGCACGCGCCACACAAACGCAAAGCTGTCGCCGTCGTCGATGTCGAACTCCGACGTGAGAATGTATGCTTGTATCGGCAGCGGCGTGCCGGTCTCGTTGTCGTTAAGCCCATACTCGTGGTAGATCAACTTGCCGCGCTGAGTGGCTGTATCGTAGTTGGCCGCGATGGGGTAGTTCCGCAGCCCTGAGTCCAGCCAAGCAGTTCGGCGCAGCGTGCCGTAGTACCACGCACCTTCGCCATTGTTTTCCGTGTAGTTGAACACGGCATAGCGGTCTACCACTTGCGAACCCGCAGAGCAGTAGAACCACCAGACTTCGTTGAACCCCTCGTTGGTGCCGCAGAAGATCTGGCTTGCCTGATCCAGGTTGACGTCGCTGTAGATAAAGCGGCGTATGTCGCAGCGCAACGTCTGCGTGCGGCCATCATACTTGTAGAACTTGTCCACACCCATCCAATACGCCACGCCAGAGGCGAACGCCACTGCGTTAGGGCCGACGATGGAGATGTTGTCCGCCAGGATCTGCGAGCCCCACACAATCGGCGGGCCGAGGTACTGCAGAGAGTACAGGGCGGAGTCTGTCCAGACCAGGACCTCCTGGCGCGACTGCAGCGCCGTGCTGATGGCTGATCCGTGAGAGAGTCGCAGACTACCTGCTTGGTTGGTTGCGCTTGGCGTCCACGCCGTGGTGCTTTCCTGGTCCGCCCACCGGATGAGCATGGGGTCTTGCACCGTGCTGCCGTAGTCGTTGACGCCCATCGCCAACACGAAGCGGCTGGTGTCCGAAATCGCCAACGCGTTGTGCACAACCGGCGCATCGCTGGCGAAGGCAAGCGAGGGCAGTGGGATGCCGCGGGTGTCGATGAAGTGCGTGCCCGAGCCTGCCAGGGTGGTGGCGATGGCCGCACCGCCGGGAGTCAGCGCGAGCTGGAAGCTGCTGCCCGTTGAGTTGACCGCGTAGTAGATCGTGCCTGCTGTCAGGCCCGTGGGCAGCACGCCTGTGCTGTTAAACGCCAGTGCGGTGTTGTTGGCAACGGTCACCGTCGCCGTGACGACAGCCGGCGCAGCCACGCTGATCGTGACTTGGTTGGGGCCAAGGCCGATGGCGGCGTTCCAGTAGTACATGGCTCCGCCACGCGGGCCGTACACGAGGTCTTGCCCGAAGTTCTGCTGGTTCCACAGTCGCACGGGCTGCGTCGTTGTCCCGCCCACACCCCAGGGGCCGAGGCCCCACCCACCCGCACCCCAGCCCACTAGCGGCACGTTGGTCGCGGAGCCCACGGGGATCTGGTACGCAGCAGTGACTGCTGATCCACCGCCACCCACCGTTGTCGGCACATTGACCGGGGCTGTGATGGTGTACGTCGACGCCGTCGGAGTCGACTGGATCTGGTACTCGCCGTTGATGTTGACACCCCCGACCGTCGTCGCGTTGCTGAACGTGACAAATTCTCCCGCAGTGAAACCTCCGCCGGCATCAGTGACGGTAACCGTCGTCGTGCCGTTGGTTGTGAACGGGCCGTTCAGTGTGCGGGTAACGCGCAGCGGCGTAATGTCGTAGTAGAGCCCACCGTTCTCGATGTAGAACTTCAGGTGCGTACCGACGCCGACGAAACTAAGCCCGCTGAGAGTCGTCCACCCCCACAACGACCGACAAACACCCAGAAACGTGCTGGATGAAAGCTGCTCCCACCCGCCGATTTTTTCAGGGGAGCCTTGACGAAAGCGAATTTTGTCGCATTCATAGTACCCGTTTTCTGTAAAATACCTCGTATTTTCTCTGTTGATACCGGGCCTAGATGATACCTTTTTCAGCATATTCAGCGCAGCATTGCTGCCTCCGCGGCACGTCGACGCGTAAGACCGGGGAGCACCCGGCCGGCGGCCTTGTTCCACCGAACGATCTCTTGCTGCGCGCCGGCCCAGTCCCGGGCGTTGACGCGCTTGCGCAGCGTGCTGATGCGGTAGTTGCCTGTGCCGCAGTTGTACGCGAACGAGATGATAGCCGCAAATCGACGCGGAAGCTCTTCGTCGAGCCCTGGAGACAGCATGAGCACCGCCCGCGCGAAACGTTCGGTGTCGGCCTTGGCACGAGCATCGGCTTGCTCCGCGGTCCAGACGGTTGTGGCCGTGATGTCCGGGCCTGTCGAGCCCCAGCCGATGGTCCACGGCTCCGCCCCGGTCCCCGGGTCTGGGTACGCCCTGCAGCCCCCGTCAGGCAAGCGCCTGTGGTAGCCCTCGAAGGGCTTGAGCAGCACCTCCGTTGCAAGGCGGATGGCTTCGTTCACGTTGCCCCCATGCCCGACCCGTGCCGCTCAATAGCGCGCGAAACAAACCAGAAGGAAATCACCATGTTGAGCATAGCGACATCTTCAGGCCCCCAGGCTTTGACGACGATCTCGCGCCAGTCACCGCCGCTGTTGATGGCGAGCGTGAGCGCAGCAATCTTGACCGTGGCGTACATGAAGAAGATCGCCCACGTGATGCCGGGGCGCACCAGCGCGGAGATAGCAGAGACAAAAGCGCCGGCTTCCTTGGCCGTAGCTGACTGCTCCTTGAACGCTTCCTTGATGGTCTCAAGTTGTGCCGTCGAGTATTCGGCGTAGCGCTCCTCCATGCGGAACGTGCCGCGTACTTTCTCAAGGTCTGTCTGCCGCGTGAACATGGCAAGCTCGTGCTCGCGCTCGTTCTTGCGGTCGAGCCACTTCAGCACTTCGGGGGCAAGCCGAAAGATTCCGCCAGAGACGGCACCGAGAAGGCCCAGAAGCAAGTCCATCGGTTGTACCTCTTAGTTGAGCAAGGTCGCCAGCACGACAGGCAGCCCGCCGAGCACGGTGACGACAGCATCGGCCCACTCGGAGTTGCCGCGGTCGGTGGCGCGGTCGTAGATCTCTTTGCCGAAGCCGATGAGTGTGACCAGCGCCAGGGCCGCAGCCCACAGCGGTGCCGCCAGCATGAAGCCGGCCAGCGCACCGACGAACGCGATTGCTGAGCCGTACACAGCGTGCAGGGCCTTGTCGTGGGGGATGGTGGGGAGCTTGGTCATGTCAGCGTGATGTTCGCCACGCGCGTCACGCCATCCGTGCCGCGGAAGCTGATGCGGACGTTGGTGTTGCTGGTGGGCGTGATGTTCAGTTGCCCGTTGACGGTG